AACAGTGTAAGCAGTAAATTCTTTGCTAGGCACAATAGTGCTCATTACGTCTGTTGCGGCTGGAGTCAATGAAGCATTAGTCAAACCAAGGTAAGGACCAGTAACACTGTAAGAGCTACCTTTTAACAAGGTATCGAGCATTAACTGTTTGCCTACGGCTACGACTAGGTTAGGGAACTCTTCATTCCACTTTAAATTACCTTGAGCATCACGGCACTCAACATGCCAATAACCTTCAATACCCATAGTTTCGTTTGTGCCAGCATTGGCTTGTAATGTTGCTACAGCATTATCGCCACAGCTTCCAAATTCTTTATGCATAATTAATCTCCAGAACTTACTACATTAGCAGCCGTATAGCTACTGATTGTCAAAATAGCAGACGAATAAGTCGCTGCTGGGAACTGCACTGTAAAGCTACTATTACAAGTCTTATCAGACCCAAAATTTAATACAAAACAAGCTGCTTTTGTTATGTAATTGTAGACCAAAGCACCCCTACAAGTAAACGATGCTGGACTCCAAACAGCGTTAGCAAAAGACACATAAGTGGTGTTATATTGCTGGTTAATTGTGGGAGCCGTTGAAATAACCAAAGGTATACCACCAGCCGTATAACCATTTCCAGTTACTTCGTTCACACTGGTGTAAGCAGCAGTCGTAGGGTTTAAATTGGCATTGGCGTTATACAGGGCAATGTAATAAGTACCAGTTGTAAAGTTTTCATTACCGTTTAATAGGTTTTGAGAAAATACGTTACAAGATCCTTGAACGATCATTGTTTCACCATAATACGAGCTTGACCATTACGATAAGCATCACCACGCTCAAGACCAGTTCCAAGACGATTAAGCTGGGCAAGAGCTTCTTCATACATTTTTTCATAGTAAGCAACCATATCTTGCTCACCTTTCATGAAGATCATAGCTTCACGCATAGCGCCATAAAACAATACTGGGTCATAGTTATCACCTAACCAACTAGTACCAGTTGCGTTTGAAACAGCATTTACTAAAATTGAAAAACCGCTACCAGTAGACCCCAAAGAAGAACAAGACAATACATCACCAACAGCATAAAAATTACCGCCAAACTTAAGGTTGCAAGAGACCACTGCACCTGAGGCAATAAGGATATCAGCAGTTGCATTAGCACCTGAACCTCCTGTTAAAGATACGTTTTGGTATATACCATTGGTATATAAAGAACCACCTGTAATGTTTCCAAGAAGGGATATTTGACCTTGAACAATGGTTGGTGGGTAATAAAAATAATGCAACTCAGCGTTATAGTTTGTATCTGGTGTTGGACCTAAAATAAAAGATAGCTCATTATTATTGTTGTATTGCGTACCAAAAAGTGCGTAATACTGAGGCATACCAGTACTTGTTGGATTTGGATAAGACTGTCTAATAAAGTTAACGTCTTTGTTTAATAGATAACTGTAATTACCTGATGAATCAATTACAGCCAACGAATATGTTGATAAATAATCTATAGGACAAGACAAATAACTATTTCCAAATGTCATGGTTCCAATAACATTTTTGCGCAACGATGGTAATTGAACTGAGTTATATATACGCTCTTCAGCCTCCATTACAAAGACTGGAATATTTGCCACGAACAACTGTTCGGTGTTCTCAGCGTAAGACTGGATATTGTTATATAACTGTTCGTAATTCATAGGGTTTACCCTTAAGCCATCGGACCTCTAGACATACGACCTTTAGTAGCTGCACCAGCTCCACGCATTTCAATACCAGATGTCTTTTCTTTAGCCTGACCATAGCCTACGCCATTTGGGATAGGATCTTTGATATTTACATCTTTGGCAGCTTTGGTTGTAGAGTAAGGAATAGCATCTTCCATAGCTTGAAAACTCTCTACTGTGTATTTTTTACCAGACATAGTGTGCGGAGCAGCATAGTCAGATGCTGGTTTGTCATTTTTAGCATGACCAGTGCGAACAGCTGGGCTGTTCTTTTTGGTTGCTTTTACTGATTTATCGTATGCCATATTAACGACCTCTTCCAGAAGATTTTTGGTTCATGGCACGAGCCATGTTACGACCTACCGCTTTCATAGCTTTACCTGTCACGCCACCTTTAGCCATTTTAGTCGGCTTCATGCCTGGGTGCATATGATGTTCATGTTTATGCACTTCTTTTTTTGCTTCTTTATCTGCAATCTTAGTTACTTGCTTCTTATCCATTTTAAACTCCTAAGTTGTTGTAATGGTTACTGTACCGATTGTTATAACAGGAAGCAAGGAATTTGGCGTTAAATAACTGTCAAAATAACTCGCTCCACCCACTGGGTTCCATCCCCATTGAATCTGTCTACTACCATCTGTTGAATAACCTTGATTATCCACGTTAAACGCATTTGGATCATAAGGATTTGTCATCAATCCTGATGTTCCACCAGCGTAATAACTGACATCTGGGCGTGGCTCCCGTACAGCTTGCGGATCATTCACAGGGTAAAGTCCAAGACTTAACTGTGGCTGATCTGGATCCCAGCACTCAGGACATACTTTAATGTTGTAAAGCTTGGTCTTGATAACTTCTTTTCTAAGCTCTTTGAGCATATATCGAAAACCACAACGATCACATTGTGCTATTGCCCATTTGCCAGATGAATACTTATTTGGCATTAGATGAACCTACCTTTTGTACGACCTTTTCTTTCTATGCCATGACCTCGAATAACACCGCCTTTTTTGCGGTTTAATGGACTGTCTGGGTTAAATGGATTATTAGATCCTGGAACATAACCAGCACCGCCACCGCCTTTAGGAGAACTGCCTTTAGGTGTTTTATCGTAATACCCCATGTCCTTTAATCTTTCAGCATAGGTACGATCACGTTCAGCCTCTACTTTAGCTCTGTGTTCTTGAGCCATTTTAGAAGCTTCATCTATAGCTTTTTGTTCTTCAGGGGTAGGCATTATCTTCCATGACCTCCGTAAAAAGACATCCTAGGAACAAAACGAATAGCTGCTTTTTCCCTATCTTCTTGGGAAGCTAAATCCCATTGTTCCATGTACTCAGCTTTGAGCATTGGAATACGATTAGGATCTACCCCAGGGATTTTGGAAGACAAGTAAAACGCTAGTCCAGCCACCATGCATGGGATGAATCTAAATGGAATGTCATTGGTATTAATACCAGTGCCAGCATCCTGAATCCTACGCATACGCCAGTAGACGAATGTGTATTGGCTGCCTGGAGAGTTAGGAGTGGGCCAGACGTTAATACAAGGCAGATTAACCACGCTAATTGAAGCTCCAGTCGCATGGGAAGTTGCGGTAGTACCATTCTGACCACGATAGCAATTTAACAGCTGTGGAGCCGTTGTAGAGACATTTGGGTAGTAAATGATCTCGCTGCCAATCTGAATGTAGCCAGTGGCTGCCAAACCAGTCATATCTGATGGCGATAACTGAATCGTAGTGTCGGTAGCACTAATGCCAGTCGTAGAACCATTACCAATTAAGGTGTAAGCGGTAGGGTTGTTTTGCCCAGATTGACGGTTAATCCATACTTGAATAGGTCTTCCTTGAGCCAATTTATTAGGCAAAGTCGAGTAGGTGTCCTCGGAAATGCGACTAATATTAATATCTATCTGGTTTTGCAAAGTACCAGTTCGGATAACTTGGCTCAATAAGTCGATGGTATCTATTGGCAGAGGGTAGGTAATCTGTCCAGTAACCATAGGAATTTGACCTTCTTGGATAGTCCAAAGGTTAATTCCACGGTTTGCCCATTCGACTGTTAAAAGATTTAAAGACCGTCTAGCTGTCCTAAAATCATAACCAGTTCTAAGTTCGACACCGCACCTCTCAAACGCCTCTTCAATGAGGTCGTTCATGTTTAGGTCAAATACGGATGTCCCTGAAGTAGCCATTATTTATGCTTAAAGCCTTTAAGAGTTTCTGCTAAACGAGCACGTTGACCTAGCTTGCCAGGTTTTTTAGCAGCTGCAGCCAGCTTTTTCTCAGGAATAGTATGCCCTTCTTTTACTCCTAAAGCCTTACGCAATGCACCAGCTTTTTTGATAGTGTGTTGAATCCATTTTTCTGCCATGATTAACTCGCAACATTTTGTTCTGGATCAACGGGAGCAGTAACTTCAAAGGTTGCAGATGCTGGATCTTCAACATTGATAGTAATGCTGGCTGGTGTTTCTATAGGAGCAGCTTCTACAGAAGTTACTTCAGCTACAGGAGCAACTTGTACAGGTTCTGGTGCTGGAACTAAAGAAGCAGCAAAAGATGTTACCACTGGGGAATTTGAGAATCCCAAAGCTACTTTTTCACTTGCCAAATACGCAGCAAATTCGTTTAACAATTTGTGCTCTTCACCTTCAATTGCATGACCAGCACTTTTTACATAATTTACTACTTTTTCAAATAAGTTCATTTTTTCTTCCTTGCAGCTCTTAAGTTATCGACTAAATTAGGATAAGGTCTTCCAGCTGCTTTAGCCATTGCTTTTGCACTAGCTTTTTTAGCTGAAGACAATTTCTTTGGTTTCCCAAGATCTTTCGGTCTTGGTTTATCCCAAATTTGCCCACCTTTGGCATAAAACTCAACAGCATCAGGATTATCCTTTCTCTGGATAATCTTTTTGCGTGGCATCTTAGATGGGTTAACTGCTCCCATCCCTCGGCTGGCTCTCATTACTTATGAGCGTGACCGCCACCGCACATTGCTTCAACGTGCTCGTGGTGATGTTTGTGACCATGCATACCGCCATCATGCTCTTTCAAATGCTTTTCGTGAGCGTGATGTTTGTGGATATGACCGCCATGAGCATGACCACCATCATGTTCTTTCAAATGATGCTCAATATGTTCGTGATGTTTTTTGTGTCCGTGTGACATAGATTTCTCCTAATTAACAGTATTTGGTTTTTGTATGACCACGTTTAGCAATGCCATCAGCACGGCTAGATGTAGAACCACCATGAGCCATTTTCTTAATATGACCACCATGTTTTTTACCAGAAATAGAACCAGATGTGCCAATAGTGTTGTCACCATCGTTATGCATCTTTGGTTTGCGATCTTCAGTATGACCACGTTTTTGAACTTTTGATTCGCCAAAACGACCAAGTTTGTTAGAACCAGCTTCAACATCATGTTTCATGCCACGAGGACCCATAGTTTCTTTTTCTTTCATATGACCACGAGGCTCTGTGCTGGCTTCACGTTTAATAGCACCACCCATTGCATATTTCTTCATATGGGCTTTGCCACCATGACGCATACCAGCTGCTTCGTGCTCTTCTTCTTTAGCAAGTTTACGAAGTTCTTTAGATTGATGCATTTCATGTTCTTTTTCAGCATGAGCATGACCACCTTTAGCCATTTTTTTGGTGTGATGACCTTCATGTTGAGCCATATGGTGTTCAGCCATCGCTAAATGGTGATGAGCTAAATGTTTGTGATGCTCTTTAGACAAACCACCATGTTTCATGCCACCAGACATAGCGCCCTGTGGAGGAGCCATTGGAGCTGGAGCTGGAGCTGGGGTTGGCATGGCACGAGCTGCCATCATAGCCATCGCTGGGTTTACACTACGTTTTTTTGTTGCCATGTTGATTCCACCTTTTTTAAAATGTTTGCCTTTATCGGCTTTTGCAAAATCCTCACCTACCGATTGAGGAACTCCTACTTTTTTGGCAAAAGCCTTGTTGTGGGCTACTGCCTCCATAAAATCATGCTGTCGTTTGGACTTACTTGGCATTATTTATGTCCTTCAATAAACCTGTCAAGCTTTGCTTCAATGCGGTCAAAGCGGTTGATAAT